CAACGCGAAGAAGATCCCGTCGTCGGTCTTGATCGGCTTGGTCCAGCTCGGGCAGCCGTAGACAAAGGCAAACAGCAGGGCCTGCTGAGAATTCAGCCCCCACTCCAGTGCCTTCACCTGATTGATCGTGACGGTGAACTGCATGTCAGGTATTCCTGACTTGAACGGAAAAGATAAAAGCTCGCGACACGTTTTGAGAATTCTGAAAACGTGTCACGACATTGTTCGGGGTATTGCTCGAATTGGGTTGGCTCTGCATAATCGGGCCTCTCTAGTTTTGCGAATAAGCCGACCTTCTCCGTCGGCTTTTTTGTGCCCCGGATTCAGGCAGCCTTCACCGAGGCATCCATCACGTCTAGGCTCTGCCGAACGTGGTTGATCTCCTGACGGATCAAGTTTTTCTCGAAAGAACTGACGTGGTTGTCATCCAGCGCTTGGTGCACCGCGATAGTCAGATCGGCGACTTCTTTTCCGACGTTGATCAGTGATTTGGTCAGCGCTTGTGGCTCCGGCGCAGCTTTCGCTACGAGCTCGAAACCAAATTCACTCGCCAGTGCCGCCAGAGGGCGCATATCGCCGGTGTGCAGCAGAATCCCGAATAGATGCTCCACGGTCAGGTGGTGAGCGTCGTTGTCCGGATTTGCGCGCTGAAGCAGACCAACGTGCGGAACGCCCATCTTTGCAGCGAGGGTCTTGGCTTCGTTATCCAGCACAGCGCTCTGGCAGGCCCGCAGAAAATCTTCCATTCGTAAAACCTCAAATTTGTTTCCGTGGCGCCCTGCCATTGCCTGGGCGATTATTTGTTCAGGCAGCTAGCGGTGAACGCCTCAGGCTGCTGTGCGCTTGGGGCGCGCTGGGATCGGGCGAATCTCATTCGCCTCAATGCGCCCATCGTCATAAATGGTGATTTCGATGCTTCTGCCGGCTCGAACCATTTGCGAGATCGCGCTCTGGTTCACGCTGAGAGCAGCAGCGAGCGCGGCTTGAGTGCCGTGCTCTTCTAGGTATTTGCTCAAAGGGATCTTTTTCATGGAATTTCCACGGCTTGATATCTGCCATGGATAGTAGCAGTGCTGCTTTTTATCAGCAACAAAATACTAGCAGGGCTGTTTGCTTGGATATCAGCTCTGCTAATACTCTTGTCCGTATGAAAATACGTCGCCCTCTTACCCCCGAAGAAATCGCCGAGAGCACCAGGCTCAAGGCCATCTACGAACAGCGGAAATCAGCTGCAAAAGCTGCCGGGCGTAGCCTGACGCAGGCGGATGTGGCCGAGGCTTGTGGCTGGTCTGGCCAGAGTGCTTTCAGTCAATACGCAACCGGCAAGGTGCCGCTGAATGTAGAAGCGCTGCTGAAGCTCGCAAAGGCTTTGAATTTCGATGCGAGCGAGGTCAGTTCTCGACTTGTCTCCACCGTCGCCAATGTGCAGCAAGAGCGCATCCAACCTAGTGTCAAATTAGGAAATATCGAGACTTGGGACGACGAAACCCCACTCGATGACGATGAGGTCTACGTCCCCTTCTTACATGAAGTTGAGCTGGCGGCCGGATCTGGCAGATTTGCCATCGAGGAAAACGCAAACTCACGTCTGCGCTTCAACAAGAAGGATTTGCGCCACAACGGCGTTCAGTTCAGCAACGCGAGGTGTGTGAAGGTCGGCGGGAACAGCATGATGCCCGTGCTGCGCGACGGCGCCACGGTCGGCGTGAACGTGGGGAAAAGCTCCCTGAGCGACATCGTGGACGGCGAGATGTACGCCATCAACCACAACGGCCAGCTGCGCGTGAAGCAGGTCTACCGGATCCCGATCGGAATCCGCCTACGCAGCTTCAACCGTGATGAGCACCCGGACGAGGATTACACGTTCCAGCAGATCCAAGAGCAGCAGATCTCAATTCTGGGGCATGTGTTCTGGTGGGCGATGTACTCACGCTGATGGCCGGGACCTCAGGACAAGATGGCGAATGATGCAGAAGCAATAATGATCGGCCGAATTGAGCGGGACGCGGAAAAACTAGGATGACCTCATTCAGAAATCTGAGCTTCTGGGGCAAGGTATGGGCTCTAGTTTGGCTGGCTTTCCTGATGCTGACTGCCAGCGAATCGGGCATTAGCTGGGATGGTGGAGGCTCGTCAGGCCGCAAGAGAGTTTTCAGTACTGGCTTTGTCGTGCTGTGCGTTTGTGTTGCCGTGGTGGAGCTGGTACTGCTCAACCATTTCTATGGCGTGCGAACTAGTTGATGGCAAGGCATTGAAGAATAGCCCGGCGTAGTGCCGGGCTTCTTGTTTCCGACCTCCTACGTTCCGCCCTCAAGCCCTTCAGTCGCTTGGGCAAATTTCACTCCCGCCTTCCGCACAAGCTGACGCCACTCACCAGCGGTTATTAAACCTTCCTGCTCCATAGTATCTGCCAGCTTCAAAAGTTCGTCGTACTGCTCCTCGGCATCCATCCGGATTTCTGGCTCTTCGAGTAATTTTCTCCAAGCTGACAAGGCTTGCGTTTTCCGGTCGTCGTTCATGGCGCGTACCTGGTGTGTGTGCACCGGTAGAGATCCACAATAGCGCGGCCGTTCATTGGCGGCGACTGACGGCGCGGCAGATGGTGGCGCTCAGCCATGAATGCTAGAGTTCTCCCACTTTTCCAGGGAGGTCGATGATGAAAATTTTGGGGTTAGCCATTTGGTTAATTGTTTGCCTAGTCAGCTTATTAGTTGGTCGTGGCTACGGCGATTTTGCAGTTCTCGCACGAATTGTGCTTATCCCGAGCGCGGTAGCTCTGTACTTCTATCCGGCGATCTGTGCGCTTGGCGAACATCCCAAGGCTACCCCCATCTTCGCTCTGAACCTCTTGGCCGGATGGACGTTTATTGGTTGGCTTGCTGCGTTCATATGGGCTCTAAGCAGGCCCACACCCATCGAGTTCGCAAGAGCAAGTGGTTTTCCGGAATCGACGCCTCGGGAACCAGAACGCAAGCGCGAAATGAAAGACTGCCCTTTCTGTGCTGAAACCATCAAGGCCGCCGCCAAGAAGTGCAGGTACTGCGGTTCTGATTTGGAACAGCAAGCCGTGTAAGTGCAACAGCACCCTAGGAAGCCCGCCACGAGCGGGCTTTTTTACGCCTGCAGGAATTATTATTAGCAGAGCTATTTACTTTAAATAGCAGCGCTGCTACTTTTATTCGCAAGCCAGACAACGCCGGCCCAGCAGCGAAAGCCGCGTCGCTCTTTAACAACCCGCGCCATAAACGATGACCCGGCTCACGCTGGGAGGTCAGCCCCGGCCACACCTGTGGGGCGAGATGAAGTCAGGTGAAAAAATCGCGCTGCCACTACTGGCGACCGGCGATCCGATAGCCCCGAAAGGCTACCAACGCGCAGAACTGCGACGGCGGACGAGGTGTTGACCGAACTGGCGAATGACCCGGTAGGAGGCGCGAGCAATTCCCATAGATTTACTGATGCCGCTTTTCTGGAGCGGCATCAATCCATAGCGCAGAGCACTCCTTGCCCTAAATCTCAGATGAAGGGGACAGTCAGGGAGCGCTCTGCGGTATGGATTGAACAATCGCCGAAGTAGAAAAAATGAATTAGCAACTTGCCCGCTCGGTCAAGAATTATGAACGCAGTAAATCTGACGAGGTGACAGCAATGACTATCCAAGCAGAGACACTCGTGCAACTGACCGAGGCGCTCCAGCAGCGCGGAATGAATCTGGTCTCAGATGTCCACTTTACCCGCGCGCCATACCGGCATAACCACCGCTGGATTTGTACCGTAGAGTGACCATGCTCGTTGCCGGCGGCTTGGAATAATCTCCACCGCCGGCCCCACTGCGCCGCTACACCACTTTCCCTCCATACACCCTCCGACAAATCCCGAATGCACTCCCCTCCGCGCCCAACGGCAACCAGCGGAGCGGATGAGTGCATCCGAGTTTTGTTGGATCAATACCCCGCCACCCTGGAGACGACCATGTCAGCTCTACGCAAGCTCATACCGGAAGACGACTTTCTCGATACGGAGGCTGGTCAGGAATGGCTGGCCGAGTCGGTAGACGATCTGCTGTGCCGGCGCCATATCGAAGCGCCGAATCCGGTGGGGCGAAGCAAGGTTCTGGTCAACGCTGATCACTTGCCGGAAGCGCTGGCGGATCACATGGCCGCGACCCCGGATCCCGATCGGAACATCGAGAAAATCCTGATCGAGTTGGTCCGGCGCGGCGACGGCGGCATCTTGCACACTTGGGCGGTCGAAGCCGTCGGCGGTGATCCGCTGATTGTTCGTGCGCTGGCTGGCGACCTAGTCGCGGTGCATGCCAACGAATACCGCGATGCAAAGCGCGAAAGCGATCGCGTTGAGCAGGAGTGTGGCTTTTGAGCCCGCACATCCTGATAGATCAGGCGCTTGATGGTGTGTCAGTACCAGCCGGCGAAGAAGATATCAGCCTGCTGGTGCAGGGCCTGATCACCCGCCTCTTCACAGATGGCGCGATCACCATCGACGAGTTCAACCACTACTGCAAGCGGCTGCGTGACGTCTGTCAGCAGCGCAAGGAGACGGCATGAGTACGGCACCGGTTAAATCGCTCATTGACGAGCAGATGGAGGACATCGAACACAAGATCGCCCTTCTCGGCTTCGGTCTTCCTTTCAACGAGGTGATCGGTCGCAAGCGCGAGGAGTTGGTTTCGAATCTCCCGCAACGCTTGGCACCGTCCATGAAGGGCAAACGGATCGCTGTGAAGGTTCGGCCGTGACCGGACGCCAGCTGGCCCGCCGCATTCTGATCCGGCGCGGATCGTTCTCCGCCATTGGCGTTTTCACCTTCCTGATGCTGCTCAGCGCCCTCGCAGATCGCATCACTCAATAAACCAAGCATTCAATCGCTGCGCCCAGCGCGGCAAGGAACAGTCATGTCCGCTCAAAGTGTGTCGCCGGTGGCGCACGACCGAAACCTCCACGTTCTTCCGCACGCCGCAACCAGCACCAGCGCTTTGGTGTTGGACGGCGACAGCCTGGACAAGATGATGCGCCTGGCCGAAGTCATGGCCACCGGCCGCGCCACGCTGCCGAAGCACTTCAACGGTAACCCTGCCGATTGTCTGGCGGTCGTCATGCAATCGATGCAGTGGAAGATGAACCCGTTCGCCGTCGCGCAGAAAACACACCTGGTCAACGGCGTGCTGGGCTACGAGGCGCAACTGGTGAATGCGGTGATCACCACCTGCGCACCGGTGCTGGATCGATTGCACTACGAGTGGTTCGGCGCGTGGGAAAAGGTGATCGGCAAATTCACCATCAAGAACGGCGACAAAGGCGAGTACCGCGTTCCGGGCTGGAAGCTTGAGGACGAGGAAGGCCTGGGCGTAAAGGTCTGGGCGACCTTCCGGGGTGAAGACGAGCCGCGAGTCCTTGAGCTGCTGCTAGCCCAGGCTCGCACCCGCAACAGCACCCTTTGGGCTGATGACCCTCGCCAGCAACTGGCGTACCTCGCCACCAAGCGCTGGTCGCGCCTCTACTGCCCGGACGTGATCCTCGGCGTGTATAGCCCGGACGAGTTGGAAGAAACCGCGCCGACCATTCGCGACGTATCACCGGCGCGTAGCGCGGCACCAGCTGAACTTCCGCCCTACCCCGACGAGAAGCTCGCGGAAAACCTGCCCAAATGGCAAACCGCGGTCGACGCCGGCCGCTCCGCCCCTGATCACCTGATCGCAACCGTTAGCAGCAAATTCACCTTGAGCGAAGAGCAGATCGCCAAGATCAAAGCGCTCGCGCCGATTGAAGGAGACCACGAATGAAAATCCACAATGTTGCTCAGGGCTCCCAAGCCTGGCATGCGCTCCGCGCTAACTACTTCACTGCTTCAGAAGCGCCGGCAATGATGGGCGCATCGAAACAGATGAAGCGCACCGAACTGCTGCACGCGAAGAAGACCGGTCTCGACCGCGACGTATCGTGGTGGGTGCAGAAAAACCTGTTCGATAAAGGCCACGAAGCGGAAGCTCTGGCCCGCCCCATACTCGAGGCGCGTATCGGCGAGGATCTGTTTCCGGTGGTCGGCACCGAAGGTGATCTGCTCGCATCCCTCGATGGCTGCACGATCCTTGGCGACGTGCTTTTCGAACACAAGATGTGGAATGAGCAGCTCGCTGCTGACGTTCGCGCCGGTAGCCTCGATCCGCACTACTACTGGCAGCTCGAACAGCAGCTGCTGGTCAGCGGCGCAGAGAAAGTGATTTTCGTCTGCTCAGACGGCACCGAGGAAAACTTTGTGTCGATGGAATACGCGCCTGTGCCGGGCCGCGCCGCAACGCTCGTCGCAGGTTGGAAACAGTTCCAGGCGGATCTGCTGGATTTCACTCCGGCCGAGGTGGTACCGGAAGCCGTCGGCAAAACCCCGGAGTCATTGCCAGCGCTTCGCATCGAAGTGACCGGCATGGTGACGGCGAGCAACCTTGAGCAGTTCAAGGCTCACTCGCTCGCTGTCTTTGGCTCGATCAACACCGAGCTGGAAACGGATCAGCACTTTGCCGACGCCGAGAAAGCGGTCAAGTGGTGCGGCGATGTCGAAGAGCGCCTGGAAGCTGCCAAGCAGCACGCCCTGAGCCAAACCGAAAGCATTGACGCACTGTTCCGCACCATCGACGAGATCAGCGCCGAAGCCCGTGCCAAGCGCCTGATGCTCGACAAGCTGGTGAAGGCCCGCAAGCTAAGCATCCGTGAAGACATCGTCATGGATGCAGCGAAAGCGCTGCAGGCCCACATAGACCAGATCAACGCTTCACTGAGCGGCAAGGCGCGAATGCCGGCGGTGCCTGCGGATTTCGCCGGAGCCATCAAGGGCAAGAAAACAATCAGCAGCCTGCGTGACTCTGCCGACTCCGAACTGGCCAGGGCGAAGGTATCCGCCAGCCAGATCGGTGACGGCATCCGGAGTAACTTGGCCAGCCTGGACGAGCTTGCCGCTGACTACCTCTTCCTGTTCAACGACGTTCAGCAGCTGGTGTTGAAAGCGAACGACGACCTGGTCGCGCTGGTCAAGGTGCGGATCTCGGAACACCAGAAAGCCGAGGAGCAGAAAGCCGAAGCCCAGCGCGAGCAGATCCGCCAGCAGGAGTTGAAGCGAATCGAGGAAGAGGCAAAGGCCAAGGCGCCGGTCGAACAGGCTCCAGTTGCCGGCCCGGCACCGATGAAAGCTGCGGCGCCGGTTCAGCCTGCCTCGAAACCATCGACTGCAACCGCGACGCCGGTGAACCTGCAGGCTGAAGTGTTCGATCTGGAAGCGTTGATCCATGCCGTCGCCGGCGGTCACGCTCCGATTTCGGTGCTGACCGTGGATTGGGAAAAGCTTGATGCTCTGGTGGCCGCTCAGGGCGCCAAGTTCAGCATGGCTGGCGTGAAGCTGGTCAAGGTGGCCGCATGATCAGCAACCACCTCAACGAAGTCGAACAGCGGCGCCAGGACGCCAGCGAGCTCTCCGAGCAAATCGCCCAATTCCTGGCGGCCGGCGGAAAGATCGATGTGCCAAAACCTGCCCCGATCAAGTTCACCAGCACCTCTGAGCGAAAGCATCCGCCAAGCTTTCATCGATCGAAGGTGAAGGACGAAACGACTGCACGCGTTGCGCGGATCCGCGAAATGGCCAAGACGCTAACCCGAAACGAGATCTGCAAGCGGGAGGAAATCGCCCTGGCCACGCTGAAGGCGATCGCCTCGAAGCACGGCATCAAGTTCCAGGTGCGGCAAAAGATCGGCACTGTGCCGAACAAAGCCACGCCTGAACTTGAGGCTCGACTGGTCGTACAGATCAAGGATTGCATTGCCGGAGGCATGAACCGAAGCCAGTGCTGCAAGGCTCTAGCGATCAGTTACAACATGCTCGACCGGATCGTCCGGGATCACAAGATCGACTTTCCAAAGCTGAAGTCCGCATTTCGATGAAACGAACCACCAACCGAGCGGCCACGCGCCGCCGACAGACCTGGCTGGACTTGCCGGCCAGCGGAATTGAAGAGGTAGGCCATGGCCAAGAGCAATGCGCAATCGCAGAAGGACAAGCGCGCCAAGGAGAAGGCGCTGCTCGAGCGAATTGGCGCCGAGAAGCGATCGCTGATTGTTTCGAAGGCGCTTGATGATGCGCTTCAGATCCTCGGCGAGCGTCACGACTTTGAGGAATGGCAGGAGACGGTTTCGACGCTGATCATCAATCTGGCAGCCGCTCCAGCCGAAGAGTCTGCTCGCTTCGCCAGCATGTCGCGACCGGAAATCGTAGTTAAGGAAAAGTGGTCGCGGCAGCTTGAGGCGTTCGCCGCGACAGGTGTAGAGCAGTGACCACCCTTTCAGAAAAGGTCATCAGGCGCAGGGCCATCGAAAACTGAACGAGCCTTTTGTATCTCCCTCAGCTGTATGGCATAGGGAACGAAGCCTTTCAGCTGTGAATTCAAATCAGCATAAGAGATCGCTTTTTTTGATTCGAAGACTCGTATCAAATTCTTGACTTCATAATCAGTTTCATCAAAATTGTTCCAAATGATCAAGGCCGCAATTGCAACCTTCACATCGTCTATATCAGGAACATCCTTCGCCTCCATATCCATAGAATCTCGAAGAAATCGGCTCAGCAGCTCAATTGCGTCATCCGCATCTTTTGATGTCACGTCATCCACTGGAATTGCCTCGTTCTGACCTATGGTTGTAATACCTCAACCCAAACCAAATTGCCACCATCGGTCACGGAGGGCGGGGCTTGGCAATAGAAGATGTTAAAAGCAAATGTATTCGAGTTAAGGCCTCCAATGAGGAGGCCATATAAATCATTCCTCACAAGGAACTGGAGCAATGATTAGTGAGGTGTTGCTTTCAGATCCCTTTCTCAATCGAACCTCCAGGGTGTCTTCCTCAGTCGATAGCAGATGCGGCTGCGCGAGAGGACGAAGAGCATCAATCACATCCAACACCGCGAAATCTCGACGCTCTTCAAGGAATCGGCAAACTTGCCGGTCAGCCGGGCGAGGCAAGCTCACCTCTTTCGGCACCTTCGCATCAGCATGAATGAACTGCTGGACGATCTGCCAGCCTTGATAAAAAATCTCCATAAACGAAGCGTCATATGGAACGGGCGTGACGATCAGATTACGACTCTCATCTTTGGAGATTGCATCACTTTTGCCTTGGCGCGATGGGACGATTGCGAGTCGCAAGCCTCTCGCGCCTTCGAGGTGACGGGGATTGATTTTAACAGTTGTACCAACCCACTGATCAGGCTCTGGCCGTCCAACAAAAAGATCCGCCTTCCACAAACCACTGATTGACTCTGGAAGGTTGTCACGTACGGCACGCTTTCTGAATGCCGCTGCTACGGAATCAATGTGTTTTTTCAGTTTGACTGGCTGCCCTTTGCTTCCAGAAAGAAGTCTTGAATCATTAGTCAGCGTATCGCGAGCTGTCTGAATTAACTGAACAGCGCCTGATTTTTCCGCACCGAATAGAATTGAACTAGGGTCTCCACCCTTGATCCGACAATGCTGACTAAGTGCGCTATCAATACGATCCAATATGACCTGGTGACCAGATGCGATTGCATCATGGACCGCATACTCAAAACAGATTCCACAGTCTCCGTCACCTTGGCGGTAAACCCGGGGTAACTGCCTAACTTTAAGCCCCGCAAGACCTCCTGCATCCCCTACGGCTTCATCCTTGAGCGCATAAACCACGCCTTGGAGGATAGGAATGACTACGGCTACTAGCGCTTGTACCTCATCTGCCACTTCGTTGCGCTGAATCTCTTTACGTAGGTCCATTTCCAATCCTTTGTATTGATGTCAAAACAATGCTACACGCGCGTCGTTTTCAGCGCATCCGCATTTTTTCCCTTTCACTCCTTGAATTACGCAATCCGGCGAGGCCCCCTTATGTCCGCTCAACAGATCGACGAAAAGAAACTCGAGCGCGCGATCCGCAAAATCAAGCACTGCATGGCACTTGCTCAGAGCTCCAACGAGAACGAAGCGGCGACCGCGCTTCGGCAGGCACAGGCACTGATGCGCGAGTACCGGCTGACCGATATGGATGTGAAGCTGAGCGACGTAGGCGAGGTCGAGTCAGACCTGCACCGCGCCAAGCGCCGGCCAGCATGGGATCAGCAGCTGAGCATCGCTGTAGCGGGTGCATTCAACTGCACGACCCTGCGCCGCAGGAAGTGGAGCTCTGCCAAAGG